TAAACATGGAAGAGCAAAGAAGAAACTCAATTAGAAATGCTTTCTATGTAAATCAACTTATGATGCAGCAAGGTCCACAGATGACAGCAACAGAAGTTATACAAAGAAACGAAGAGAAGATGAGACTACTTGGTCCAGTATTAGGAAGATTACAATCTGAATTATTAAAACCATTAATTGATAGAACATTTAATATTATTTTAAGAAAAAATTTATTTGCACCAATACCAGAATTTTTAGCAGGTCAAGATGTTGAGATTGAATATGTATCTCCATTAGCAAAAGCACAAAAGTCTACAGAGCTACAATCAATTATGAGAGCAATCGAAATCATGGGATCACTATCAAATGTTGCTCCAGTATTTGATCATATCAATATGGATAAACTTGTTAGACACTTGGCAGACATCGTAGGTGTTCCGCAAAAAATATTAAAACCACAAAATCAATTAAATGCTGAAAGACAACAAGCAGAACAACAACAAGAACAAATGCAACAAATGCAACAACTACAACAGGTTGCTGAAGCAGGAGGAAAGATAGCACCATTAGCAAAGGCTTTGCCAGAAGAAGCTAAAGCAGTTGCCAATGCTGATGTCGAGTAATGGATCAATTAAAACAATTAGAAAAACAAATTAAAGCATTAAGAGAAGCATACAAACAGATTTTTAATTCAGATGAAGGTAAACTTATTATATCTGATTTAGAAAAAAGATGTCACTTCATGTCAACCACAAATGTAAAAGGTGATAGTCATGAAAGTGCATACATGGAAGGTCAACGTAGCGTACTTCTATTTATTAAATCAATGCTACAAAATGATAATGAAAAAGGAAAATAGTTATGTCACAAGAACAGATAACACAGGAAGCTGTGCCTGTAGCAGAGACAACACAACCTACTACAGAAGCACCACAACAAACTGAACAACCTATTTCTTCTACGACTGAGCAACCAACTGTTGCAAAATCTTGGAAGGAAGCAATCTCAGAAGAATTTAGAAATGATCCAAACATATCTAAGTTTACAGAGATTGATGCGTTAGCTAAATCTTATATCAATGCAACAAGAATGATTGGTCAAGATAAAGTTGCTGTACCAAATGAAAACTCAACTGAAGATCAATGGAATGAAGTTTATACTAAACTTGGTAGACCAGAGTCTGCTGATAAATATAAATTAGATGCAAAATCTGAAGTTGCTCCAATAGATGAAGGTGCAGTTAAAACTTTTGCTGAAACTTCTTATAAACTTGGATTAAATAATAAACAAGCTCAAGGTATTTTAGAATATTATAAAGGTATCATGGAAGGTTCTGCGCAACAAACAAAAATTGATATAGAAACTTCAAGAGCTGAATCTGAACAACAACTTAGACAAGAGTGGGGTAAATCATTTGATGATAATGTTAGTAAAGCAGCATCATTAGCAAAAGCCAATCTTGGTGTTGAAGTTTTAGATATGCAATTAAAAAATGGAATAAGACTTGGAGATCATCCAGATGTTATAAAAGGTTTTGCAAAGATTGCAGATATGATGTCTGAAGATAAAATTGTTTCAACTGAATCTGAAAATGTTGATCAAGGTAAAGACATTGAACAAGAAATATCTAAGATTATGAATGATAGAACTGGTCCATATTGGAACAAAGGTCATCCAGATCATGATAAGATTGTTCAACAAGTATATACATTGAGGTCAATGATAAATGTCAAATGATCATTTAAATAACGAAGAGATCAAATTAGAAATACTCCGTATCGTAAAAGAAACTGGTACGGAGTATCAAAAAAATGATCCCTTGCCAATTTGTGAAAATTATTATAAATGGATTAAAGGTAAGACAATTCGAAAGAACCTTACTGACAAGAAGGAATAGACTCTAGTCTAAAAGACTTTAAATCCAAGAGATGCCTGTCATTCTGACAGATAACTTTTCTGTTTTGTTTAAACTAAACTGACAATAAGGAGACTAATATGTCATCACAAGTAACTACAG